CTGGCGCGAACAGAGCGCAGACGTTCAAGAGAGCGAACCGAAGTTCGAACAGCGCATCTTCCGCCCGCACGCGGCTGACGCTTACGTTGCCGCCTCGACCGAGTTGATCACCGACGCGCCGCAAGCGCTGGAGGATACGCTGGTGTCGTTGTTCGGGCGCGCTTACGCGGTGTTGAAGGCGCGGGTGATGCTGCGCGGAACCGGCGTCGGGCAGCCGCGCGGGATTGTCGGACACCCGGCGTCGATCAGCGTCGCGCGGGCGACGGGCGGTACGCAGGTCGAGAACGACACAAACACTATTCTGCAAATGATCCAGCGCCTGCTGCCCGGTAGCGCAACCGCCGTCTGGATCGCACACCCGTTCTGGCGGTCTCGGTTGATGGCGACGCGGCTGAGCGAAACGCTGCTCTATACCGTCAACGGGCAGTCGTTGGTGTACGGCGATACGCTTGCCGGTATCCCAATCGCGTACAGCGAGCACCTGCCGACCGTCACCAGCGCCGGATCGCTGGTGCTCGCCGATCTGTCGTACTACGCAATGGTGGAGCGCGCGTCGTTCAGTGTCGCCTTCAGCGAGCACGTGCGCTTCCTCAAGCGGCAGTCGGTGTGGTTGTTCGGTGTGCGGATCGACGGCGCGCCGCTCGTCAACGCGCCGCTGATCCTCGCGGACGGCGCGGGGAACAACACCGTAAGTCCGTTCGTCGAGATCGCGGCCGGTACGTAATAGACGGGGTGTCACAACACTCTATAGAAATAAAAGAAGAACGGGTGTTGTGACACTGCTGATGAACGAACGGCGGCGGGGAGTACTACGTTTGGGTGATGCGGCGGTCGGGGGCTGTCACAACACGTCATATAAATAAAAGAGAATGATGTGTTGTGACACTGCTGATACGCCAGAGACGGCGGGCGCGGGCGTCACAACAGAAGTGTTGTGACGGCGACGGGTTACGGATCAACGGTTGAACACACAACGGGCGCTGTCACAACACATCTCTTATTAAAAGAAGAGCGGATGTTGTGACAGCGTGAAGGAGGGAATACACGATGCTTGTTCAGGAGACCATCCAACCGCTCTTGCGGTTTTTCAACGCGAACGTGACAGCGCCTGCGGACACGTCGGTTATCAGTATCGCCAACGCGCAGGCGGTGCGCATCGTCGCGCACACCGGGACGGTGACCGGCTCCGCGTCGTTGCAAGTGCACGTCAACACAACGAACTCTACGTCCGGTGCGGTTCAGATCACCGATAAAGCGATTGCAACGCTCGTGTCGAACTCGACGTATGAAATCTTCGTCACCGGCGCGGAAGCGTATGCGGCGATGACGCACGCTTCGTATATGTTCGTTCGCGTTGCTGGAACGGGAACGGCGCAGATCGCAATCGAGATTTCGGCGTTCCCCGGGCGCGACATTCCGGCTACGCTGCCGTCCGGCTGGACGCGCGTGCTGTGAGGTGACGGATGTACGCAACGCCGGCGCAACTCAAAACGTATCTCGGCGTCACATCAACCGCAGACGATGCGCTGCTGACCGATCTGCTCGTGCGCGCAACTGCGGTTATCGAACAGATGACGCGCAAGACCTTCACTGCGCCAACGGCGACATCTCGGACGTTCGGACGCGAACTGATGTTGTGGGACGCGCAGTTGCAGCGGGATTATCTGCTGCTGCCGTCGGGCGTCTCTATCGCGCAACTTGTCAGCGCGACCGACGGCGACAACGCAGCGATCCCGCTGACGGAAATCGACACGCACCCGCCCGACGCGCCGTACACCGTCCTCGCGCGGCGCGACAAGCGCTGGTGCAGCGCATCACAACAAGCGACGATCACCGCGCGCTGGGGCTACAGCATCACCCCTCCCGCCGATATTGTCCACGCGACGATTCGCCTGGCGGCGTGGATGTACCGACAGCGGGGAACGGCGAACGATCCCGACAGACCGACCGTAGCCGACGGCGGGCTGGTGCTGCTGCCGTCGGCGCTGCCGGATGATGTACGACTGATACTGGAGCGCTACCGCGATGTCGTCTAGCGCAGTCACCGACATCATTGAGTTGCTGGCGGGACTGGCGGTGCAGTACAACAGCGCCGTCGTTCCCGTCCGGCGACTGACGACACAGCCGAACTGGTCAGACGCCGCGCAGTTGCCGGTGCGGATTATCCCCGCACTCGGCGGACTGCGGCTGATCGAGGGCGGGGTGTACACCCCCACGCGCGCGACGCGGGCGGTGTGGGAGATTGACGATCTCTTACTCGTGCGCGATGTCGGAATGGGACGCGGCGTTGCGGATACGGCGGCGGCGCTGGTTGACTATATCGAAGACTACGTTGCGCAACTGCGGTTCGCGTGGCTCGCGCGCGGCGACGTGCAGTTGCTCAACGTGAGCGGAATAGTGGATGTTGTCAGATACGGCGAGCGGGCGTATGAGGGCGTTGCGATGACGACGCGCTTTGCGCACCTCATCCGCGCGCCGTCGGCGTAGGAGGTTACGGATGTCACACTCTGGAGTTATTGCCGGGCTTTACGCGGGTAATTTTGCGGTCGAAATATCGACCAACAACACCACCTGGACGGCGGTCTCAAACGCAACCGTCAAAATAGACGACGTTGAACTGTCGCGCCCGTCGGGTGAGGCGTATGTCGGCGGATCAAGCGACTACGCGACAATTACCGTCGGCAAGCGAGAGCCGGTCGAACTGACACTGACTTTTTTATACAACGAAGATACGGGTTCTGCTGCGAACACAATATTCAACCAGTTCCAGAGCACAACCCCGCGTCTCGGCGTCCGCTGGTCGCCGCGCGGGTTGGTCAGCCAGGCGCGCGCCTACGCAACGAGCAACGACGGCGGGGCGACAACGGGACTTGGAGTAATCACCAACGTCACACTCAGTACGCTTGACCCTAGCGACGCAGAACCCTACGTCGCGATGGTGACGGTACGGACGCCATCGCTGAGGCAGTACACACTCGGCACGAACCCGACCGATCTCGCATAAAAGGAGGATAACGGTATGACCACACCGGCAACTATTTACGACGTTGACGCGATCTACGTTGACCGCAACGCACTGCTGATACGCGACGCGGCGACGCTGCTCAATCGCGAACTGACACCGGAAACAATCGCGCGTCTGGTGCGGCGGGCAATCGGCAACCAAGCCGACCTCTTCCCGATCCGCGCGCTCCGGCGCGTCTACGAGCGGGTGCTGCCGCAAATCTTTGAACCCGACGCCGCGATCCGCGCGCGGGTGGAAGGGCTGCGCCCGAACGTGGCGACGATCACGCTTGGGGAGTACCACCAGTTTCTGGACGCAAGCGAGCGAAGGATCGCGTTCCCGGAAGTCGCGGCGGTAATACTGACGAAAGCCTACGGCGAAGATATTCTCAACGAGCCGTATGCAGCAGCGGCGCTGCTGCTCAAAAAGATTTTTGACACAATCGGCGATGAGGGAAACGAGTAGCGCGGGCGACGTCGTTAGGTCTGTTCGACCTCGCGCCGTTGCCCGCGGCGTACACCGAATTGGTGTTGTGTCGGGACATCTACCACTGCCCGCCGGACGCGCTTGATCGTCAACCGCTCCGGCGCGTCGCGCAGCATCTTGCGGCGCTGCGCGCGGAGCGGCGGCACCAGGCGCTGGTCGCAGCGCATCAACGGAAACGGCGATGAGCGATGTCATCATCAAACTGAGCGCAGTTGACGCCGCCAGCGGCGTGCTGGAGCGCGTCGCCCAAAACGTTCGCGGCGTCGGGAAAGCAGCCGACGCGCAGCGCGGCGCGTTCGGGGCGCTGGAGCAGGTGGCGGTCGGCGCGCTGCGGCAGATCGGCGCGGTCGCGGTCAATCTGGCTGCAACCGGAGTTGCAGCCCTCGGAAACCAACTGCGTTCGAGTATCGACGTTGCCGCAACGTTTGAAAGCGCGCTCTTCAAGTTCCAGGCGGTGGCGGGCGACTCACTGACAAAGGCGGGGTTGTCGTTTGACGACGTAAAGCAAAAAGCGCTCGAACTCGGTTCGTCTACACAATTCAGCGCACAACAAGCGCTGGACGCGATGACGGAACTCGTGAAGGGCGGCATCAACGTCAAAGACGTGATGACCGGAGCAACCGATGCGACGCTCGCACTCGCCGCCGCTGCGCAACTCGACCTCGCGAATGCGGCGACGATCGTTGCGAAACAACTCGGCGTCTGGGGCGAGACCGGCGTGACCGCCGCGAACGTCGCCGATCTCCTCGCGTCCGCCGCGAACGCGAGTACCGTCAATGTTGAGGAACTTGCGCTCGGTCTGGCGAACGTCGGCGGCAGTGCGAAGGTCGCCGGACTGTCGTTTCAAGAGACGGTGCAGACGATGGCGCTGATTGCGCCCTCATTCAGCAGCGCCGCCGATGCCGGAACGTCGATGAAGACGTTTTTGC